GGTGGCCTTCATCGCGTCTTTCAGCTCGCGCTGCTTGTCGATCTCTGCGGCCAGGGCCAAGATGCGGGTGCGCTGGGCTTCGCTGAACCCGTTGGCGCCGGCTTCCGAGATCCGCAGCTGGGCGGTTTGCACTGCGCTCAGCTCCTGCTGCTTTTCAATCGCTTGCTCTAGACTGGAAAGATAGCGATCAAGCTCTGTAGTGATCGGCGTAACAAAATCAGCAGACTTGATTTCGGGCGGCAGTTTTGGTCGGCCTTTTGTTGAGCCACCTGCTGAACCGCCGACAGAGGGAAGTGCAGCACCTGGAACTGGCCCGCCAAAGTCGTCCAGGACTTTGCGGTAGTTCTGCGTGACGCGAATCTGCTCCTTGATGCCAGCGATCTGCGCCTTCGTGTTCGTCACTACGCGCGAATCCTCGGCAAATCCTTGACCGCGCTGGTCCTGCAGCGCCTTTTCCAAGTTCAGCAGAATTTCGGTCTGCTCGGTCAATGCCTTGTTGTTTTTGTACCGATCATCGCCAGTGAAGAGCGTGCGAAAGCCCTCGATCAAGCCGCTTTCTTTAAGCGCTGCAGCCGCTTTGTTGATCCCAGTGACTAGGTCACTGACCAAAAGTCGACTGAGGTCTTGTGCATTCTTCTGCATCTCGAACAGTTGCAGATTGAATTTTTCAGCCTCTGCAACCTGCTCGCTGGTGACCTTGGCTACCAGGCCGCCCTGCTTTGCAAGGTCGGCCAAAAACGGCGCCACCTGTTGAAGGGATTTGCCAAAAAGCTCTTGCGTGAGCCTTGCCTTGTCGCCATCGTCGGCAAAGCCAGAAAGCGCAACTGCTGTTCGTCGAAGCGCCTCAGCCGGATCGAGTTCACGCAGCTCTTTGACACTTAGGCCCAGTCGCTCCATAGCGAGAGCGGCATCGCTGCCAGGCTTTGCGGTGTTCAGGGCCTGATTAAATTTAACCAGGCTGCCAGTGACTGTATCGAGCGTGGTGCCCGTACGTACCGCCACGTCTTCCAGCGCGCTGATGTTCTCGATGCTGGCGCCCGTGGCGTCCTTCACATCGTTCAGGGCATCCAGGGCGTCAATTGTCGAACGGGTGAAGGCCACCAGCCCACCGACGCCAATGCCGGCCACCAGGCCACCCGCTGCAGCCTTGATGACGCCGAACGCGCCGGAGATCTGCGAGGCGGTTTTCTCAGCCGCGCGGGCGGCCTTGCCCATGTCTTGCTCGAAGCTGGCCAGCTTGGCGACCAGGTCGATGGACAGTGTTGCGAGTGCCATGTCAAAGGGTCTTTCGGATGTGTCGCATCAGCTCGATCAGGTGGTGCCAGTCGTCCACCGGGTACAGGGCGGCATAAACAGGCCAGCGCTCGGGGGCCCAGCCCGCACAGAACTCCCAGCAGTGCCGGGCGCGCTCGGCATCAGGGGTCAGCTCGGGCGCCTCACCCGCCAGGCTGGCCAGGAAGCCCGCGCCTTCGGCCTTCTGCGCGTCCTTGTTGGCGCGCTCCCAGCCGATGCGGGCCGTCAGTTTTTTGCGGCTGTATCCTCGACTGCCTGGCGCTCGGCAATGCGCTGCATCAGGGCCTGCAGCAGCTCGCCCTCCCACTCGGGTTGGGCGTCGAAAAGCACCTCAGCGGCGCCGGGCTCGAACTCGAAGGCGTCGTCTGCGGCATGCTCGGGCAGCACATGACGCACGGTGATGCCAGACCAGCCCACCACGGCCTGCACCACCAGCGCGCGGTGGAACCGCAGGCTGGTGGCCGGATCGCGCCGGCGCTTGTCGCCCAGTGCGTCGGCATAGGCGATCGAGCTTTCCAGCTTGGTCGGTGCGCGCATGCGGAAGGTGGCCGGGCCCACCTGGTGCTCGAACTCCCGCGCGGCACGGGCCTTGCGGGCGATGTACTCCAGATCGGCCATGGGTTAGGTCGCGTACTCGGTGGGCAGGGCTGTCATGGCAAAGCCCACAGAGCGGCTGTTGATCTGCCCCGTGTTGATGGTGGGCATGTCGGACATGGTCCAGTAACCGTTGAGGAAGATCTTGCCGCCGTTGGGCAGCGTGAGGCGCATGGCGGTGGGCACGCCTGCCAGTTCGACAGCGCGGATGGTGGCCTGCTGCGCCAGGGTGAGGTCGTCGGCCAGGGTCATGGTGAGACTCAGCGGGCTCTTGGACAGGGGGATCTGGCGCTGACGCAGCTCGTTGAGGAACTGGTAGTCCAGATAGCGGGCTTCGCCGCCTTCGGTGGCAATGGTCAGCACCTGGGCAAGGTTGGTCCAGGCCGTGATCTCGCGCACGGTGCCGATGCCCGTGCCTGCCGGGTAGATCGTGGTGTTGGCGGTGGAGAAACCTTCCAGCGTGATGTCGTTGGTGGCCACGACGCTGGCACGCAGGATCTTGTCGTCCAAGCCGGGCCAGCCGGACGACATCTCCATGATGTCGCCGACGATCACGCCGTGAGCGGCTTCAAGCGTGGCGACTGCCGGGTTGGTGTTGGTGACGGCGGACATGGTCTTTGCCGCGCCGTATGCGGTTGCGATTGCGACGAGGGTGCCGTCTGCGACTACTGCTGCCATGATGGGCTTCCTTTCAGGTCAAGAAAAAAGGCCCTCGAACTGAGGGCCTTGCATATCCGGCAGCGCCGGGAGGGGTTGGGGTGGGTCAGGCCCACCAGTTCACATTCAGAATTGTTCCGTGGGCATCGAGGTCGGTGTCGTACACCGCTGCGCGACCTGGCACGGTCTGGCGCACCACGCCACGGATGGCAGTGGTGACGGCATCGGCCAGCGCATCGGCGCCGGCTCGGGTCTTGGCCCAGCACTGCACATCGATGCTGGCCTGGCTCAGGGGCACGCTGCCGTCGAGGAACTGGACGGGCTGGGTGCTGGTGCGGGCAAACACGACGAAGGGCATGGCGGCGCCCTGCTCTGCCCGGTCGGCAGATACGCGGGTGCCGACCAGGGCGGCCACGGGCGCATCGGCCACCAGCAGCGCGCGGATCTCGGTCTCGGCACTCATGGCTGCACCTTTCCGGTGACGTTGGTCTTGGCGATCCAGCGGCCCACCTGCTCCTGGAAGACGGCCAGGGCGGCCGGCAGCCGGGCGGCAGCGTTGGTCAGGAACGGGCGCGCGGCCATCTTCTTGGTGCCGAAGTTCACGAAGCGCCAGTAAAACGGGTCGTTCTTGGACTTTGCGCCGCGCATGCCGGACTTGGCCGGGCGCACGTTGACGAACACGCCGACATCGCCAGCGTGCCGGGCCACCTTGCTGGTGCGCACCACGATCTGCTTCTTGACCAGGCCGGGCGTGCGGTAGGGCGTGGGCGCCTGCAGCACCGGGGCACTGGCGCGGGCCGTATCGCGCACCAGGCGACCCCCGGCGGCCAGGGCGTTGCGAAGGACGCGTTTGCGCATGGCCTTGGGGATCTCGCGCAGCTTGGCGGCCAGATCGTCGAAGCCGCGGATCTGCTGGGTGTCAACGGCCATCTTTCACCCCCCGCCGGCACAGGAGCCGGGTGCGATCCTTGCGGCCACCGAAGTCGGACACGCTGGTGATGTCGTAGCCCACCCCGCCCCACTGCAGGCGCCAGGTCGTCAAGACGTCTGCACGGTGGCGGATGTGCAGCTCAACCACGTCGTCGTCGCCCATCTGCGCGGCCTGGAATGCCTCGGCGCTGCGTTGGTTGATGCGCCGGGCCCAGACAGTGGCCACGTCCACCCAGGTGATCACGTCCTGGCCCATGGCGTCCTTCACCACGCTGCGGGACTTCAGGGTGACGCGCTGGTCCATGCTGCCGGAATCCATCAGCGGCTCCAGTCCTTGACGGTGTTGAGAAGCACCTGCACGCCGTAGGGGATCTCGGTGAGCGCACCCTTGTCGGCGGCGTTGCGGTTGTCGAAGTACAGCCCGGCGAGCAGGCGCAAGGCCTGGGCGACGGCGCCATCGAGCGTGGTGGCGCCGGCGACGTAGCGGATCTTGACTGCGTTGACGTCGTCGAAGGTGGCCGGCCACTCGGTGCCGACGGCTGGCAGCAGCTCCTGCGGGGTGACGTAGTCGTTGAGGCGGTAGGCGCCAGAGGACAGCACCTGGCTGGCACCGGCTGCGTCCAGATAGGTCACGCTGGTGATCGAGGTGACCGGGCCCCGGGGCAGCGGGATGCCAGCCTCGGGGAAGGCGGCCAGGGCCAGCTCCAGGGTCTGCTGGCCGATGCTGGTGCCGGTGTGGTGCTCGCAGGTGGCACGGGCGGCGGCCAGAGCTGCGGACAGATCCGTATCGGCATCATTTGCCGAGGTCGGTGGGTCGATCTTGCAGTGGCGGCGCAGCTGCTCCAGGCTGAGGGCGGC